TTGTCCAACATCAGTTCCAGTAGTACCCACTGCTCCAAAGAGATCTTCTGTAGTTCCTTCGGCAGCTGGAGCTCCTGCTCGCTCATCAGATGTTGGAACGCTAGTTCTATCTGGTGCTTGTCCAAGTTCAGGTCTAGTTGTGGCATTGAGAGCCTCCTTAGCTTTTTGTTCAGTCATGAAGCGCTTGAATGCATCAATTGCCTCTTCGTTTTCTTTGGTCTTAATCTTCTCTTGATTGTTCTCAATGATTTGATCAAAACGTTTCATCTTTTGATCCATTGAAATTTCTGGATTTTCTAATGATTGTAACGCTTTATAAGGTAATGAGTTCTTCTTAAACCCAAATGACTTAATAGTAGATTCGTCTAATGCTGGTAGTACTTCTGCAGGCGCTTCTGGCATGCCTGTGAATAAATCCCCTTGTGGAGATTCAGCTGTACGTTTTGCAGCAACTTCTTCGACTGTTGTCTCTGGAGCTAAGTCTAGTTCCATTTGCTCAGTTAAAGGCTTACGAAGTTCAGCTTCTCGAGCAGCTAACGCCTGCTCTTCCGCACGAAGTCTAGCTTGTTCACTAGCTTTAGCAGTTGCGGCAATATTAGCAATCCGACCACGTTCCTGTGCAATCGCAGCTAATTCTAAGTCACGTGCTTGTTCTTGTTCGGCTATTTTACCTTTAGCTTGACCACGAGTAACGATGTTACCTACGCCGCCCATACCCGCACCTAGAACACCGGCAGCTGCGGCAACTTCGCCATACTCACGGTAAGCGTCTTCACTAGTTAAATCTAGCCCTGCTTGTTTACGTTCTAGGATTTGTTGCGCTACTTCAGTAGGCATTTCAGAAATAGCACCGCGACCTGCGCCACGAGCTACTGTACCTGTTAATGAGCGCTCAGCTGTCTTTAAAAGTGTTTGCTCAGTTACGTTCTGGATTGGGCGACCTACTACCTTAGCGACTAACCCTGTTCCCAACGTGAACATAGTTGCTGCTGTGTCTAGAGCTGCTTGACCCGCTGCTGTTTGATATACTTCGGAGGTAACTAAAGGACCTGGTGTCTTTTCTTCAATACGGCGTTCAATATTGGTTCCTGCAAACTGTGGGATGCCACCAGCAATACCACCAATGATACCACCAACAATTGGACCTACTGGACCTGTAACAGGAGAAGTTAGTGCTCCAATACGGGATCCTGTAAAAGCTCCTCCAACTACCGGTGCCATATATGGTAGTGACCTGCTTAATGCATCACGAGATGCTTTATATGTAGCACTAGCGGCAGCGCCTAAACCTTCTTTTTCGTAGGCTTCAGGGATAGCAGAAAACGGAGTATATGCTACATTACGTTCTTCAGCAGCCGCCTTTTGTGCCGCATAGCCAGAACGAATATCTTCTTCGGATTGGAATGGTGCAGTAACACCTCGAGCAGTAGCTTGTGCAGCGCTAATAACACCTTCTTTAAGTCCAGGAAAAAACCCTTCTTTTTGAGGTGCTTTTGGTGCCGTTATTACTGGTGTACTAAGATGAGAGATGATTTCAAAATCGTCATAGCCAGCTTTTCTAGCGCCAACCACATCAAATTTTTTATTCTTTCCTAAATAGTCAGCAATTTCACTGGGAGAGTACCCAGCTGCTATAGCTCCTTCGTAATCAAAGGCCATGTACTACTCCTGACTTATTTTAAGTTGAACGAATCTAGCGGTACTTTTTTACCACCTGTAGCTTCACCCTTAGGGTTCATAGCTAATGTATATAAAGCATTATACGTTGTATCGAACTTCTTTTGCAACCCTGCAAGTCTATTTGCGTCTGGTTGCATACTTGATTGCTCAGATCTAATTTGGTCATTAATCTCGTTAAGTGACGTCTTTAGTGCCTCACGTTTATTTTGTAGTTCATAACGAATACTTTGACTATCAGCAGATGCTATTTGCTTATCAATACGTTGACTCATAAGATTAATCTCACGATCTTTTTGTTCAAAGCCGTACCCTGCTTTTTTAACATCAAGGCCAACTGTATTTTGTAGCGTTGTATTTGCGTTTTTGGCTTCGCCTACTCTAGTGACATGGTCTGTGTACTCTTTACGTGCCGCTTGGTATCCTGCTCTATCACCAGCCATCTGAGCTTGAATCATAGCGTTCTTAGCATCTTGTGCACTGTATGTTTCTTTACGGATAAGAGCTTCGTTGTTACGGATATCTTTAAGTGCTGGGGCATATGCCTCATTAAACCCACTAATACCTGCACCAATACCCATAAGACCTGGCTTGTTAGCGTTCTCAAGAATTTTACCTGATGCTTGAAGTAATGCAAGACCCTTAGCTGTATCTTTCTGGCCTACTAAGTCTTCTTTCTGTTTTGCTACATCTGCCATACGCTCATCAAAAAAGTTTTTAAACCCCATTGCTTTTTCTTTTTCGCGTTGCTTAGCTGCGTAACTTTCTTCTGTGTATGGCTTGCCTTCCGCATCTAGACCCGATGTACCAAGTTTATCTAGATATGAGTAATCTAAAGGTGTAGGAGTGTAATCAAATTTAGGTGTACCGCCACCAGCAAACGATATAATACCACCTTCAGCTAGAGTCCGTGTTGGTAGATTAGTCGGCGCTTCATCAATACCTGCCATCATGCTAGCCGCTTTAGAATCTCTTAAGTTATCTTCTTGGATAGCCTTACCTATAGTTGGAGGTATAGTACCGTTCTTAATTACTTGGTCTAACTGTTTTGGATTTAAGTCTTCAGCCATGCGTTGACGGTTAGCTAGGCTTGTAATACCACCACCTGCGTAAGACTTAACAGTACCGCCTTCGGCTTTCATTAGCTGCGCTGCGCCAGCGATACCAGTTCCTAGACCAGCTAGAGTGTTTAACCCAGATGGACCCGCTTGATAAGACTGCGTTGTTGTAGACTGCATCGGTAAGCCGCGTAGTAAGTTGCTGATGTTACCGAGTTGCATCATTGGGTATTGCTGTGCAGTAGCGTAATTCTGAATTGCTTGGTTAATTTTTTGTTGTTCAGCAGCTTGTTGTTGTGCACCGTATTGGTTTTGCATACCAATAATATCTTTTTGTGTATTGAACTGTTGTTGACCAAGCTGACCTAGTGCGCCCGCTGCTTGACCTAGTTGGTTGTAACCTTGAAGTGCAGCTTGTTGACCTTGTAGACCTAAGCCAGCACCGTACTGAATATTCTTTTGAGCTGCATCGTAAGCGTTTTGATAGCCTGTACCAATCATTTGGTTCATAGCAGAGTTCATGTTACGGTTGTTTTCAGAAGCCATCAAAGCCTCACGAGAACCACCAAACGCGCCTGCCCTAGTAGCATTACCTTGTTGTTGCTGACCTGTAATACCATACTGACGACGTGATTCTTCTAGTGCTGGATTTAGTGCACCTTGTAAGTATGGGTTCATAAATGCTTGGGTAGCATATGGGTTTGTTGCCATACCGTAATAGTTGTTGCCAGCTTGACCAGCTTGACCAGCAGTTTGTAGTGAGCCTAACCCTGCCATACCAGCCATTTGTGATGCTTGACCGAATTGACCTGGAGTTCTTAAGTTAGCTGCGCCTTGGAAAGATTGTTGTTGCATAGGACTAAACCCAGCAACGTAGTTATTCATATCAGTGCTATATGGGGTGTACTTTTGAAATCCGCCTACTGAGCCATTAGGGTTGAACGTGTATACTTGGTTTTGTGCTGCACCAAGCATTGACTCTACGTATGGTTGTACGTATTCAGGTAAGTTTGAGTTTTGAACTGTAGTTTGTGTAGGGCCTGGGTCTCCGCCACCGCCGCCGTAAATACGACTTTTATCAGCTTTTAACTGAGTAGCAGAGTTACCTAAAGGCTCTCCCAATGCATAAAGTTCACGTCTTGAATAACTCATATTAATTTCTCCACTACTGTTTCAGTAGCAATAAGTCCAACTTTTTGTCTATATAATCTAACTCGTGCCCCAGAAGCATATGCTCTAATTTTAGTAGCCCCTTGAGCTTTAGCCCATGCAATTACTTGGTTAAATGTTTCTTCATCCACAACACATCTGCCACCTACAGTAGTCATCGTTGCAACCCTGTGATTAGGAAATGAGCTTACTTGGATTGTTGCAGCCCCTATAACTTTTTCATCTTCTACTGCTACTAATAAAGTTTGTGAGCCGTTAATCAGCTGCATCTTTAATTGGTCTTCTGTGCAATCAGCACTACCTAATGCTACGTCAATTGCAGATTTAATAAACGGCCCTACTATACTCCACATTTGATGAACATGGATTGGACTTACTGTTTGTATTGTTATCATCTAGGCAAATACTTTTCTGGTTTAATTTGCTTACCTTGAGCCTTTTTACCTGTTCGTGCAGTACGTACCTTGTCCATCATTTTATATAAGTGTTTAGCACCTGCATCTGTTGAGCCATTACCTAAGTGACTGACTACGTCAGCTGGAACTACGAACTCACCGTCTGCCAAACGTGCTGGCTGCTTATTACCAATTACTGCTGGAATATTATCTGACATGCCATCACCAGGCCCTTTTAACAATCTTGGGTTACCCCCTGCAGCATATCCGCCAAGATTATATCCAGTGATACCACCCTGTGCCATTTTCTTTTCTTCAGTTTTTGGCGGTGGCGGAGCGTATGGTGTTTGGCTTGTAATTTGGCTAAACACACGGTTAAAATCTTGTGGAGCTACACCTTGCATCATTGCATCATATGCTGGAGAAGCTACTGACTGCGCCGCTACCACTGCTGAATTAGGGTTATAGTCTGTCATAGGTACTTGCGTAGCTTGTTGAGGTTGATAAGCTTGGTATGTTTGTGGAGTTTGTTCATATACTTCAGGGCTAGCTTTAGAAACTCTAAAACTTGAGTCTAACATACTACCACCAAGCTTGCCGCCTACATCACCATCTACAGGTCTTCCGTCCGCGCCTATATACTGACGATTTTCTTGCCCACCAAATGCAGATGCCATAGCATTCATTGCACCCATGGGGTTACCTGTAGCAAAACTAGCCATAGGGTTGCCACCTTGAGTATAGTACATACCTTTATCTGAGTCATAGTATACTTGGCTTCCTTGCCCTGCACTACCACCAAAAGCATATCTAGCAACACCGCCTTCAGCCATTTTTAGTGGAGAACCCATGTATGGGTCTGTTGGTACTTCGTAGTCTGAATTAACTACCTGTGCACTTGTTGGCATTTGGCTTGGTGTCGCATACTGCGTTGTATCTAATCTACCTTGTGGATAACCTTGATTACCACCCATACCGCCTTGTGCTAGCGCTGTAATACCACCTTGAGCATATGATTGCATTGTCCCACCTTCAGCCGCATATTTAGCACTGTAGTATGGATTAGGAGTTTCAGGGATGTATGGTGTGAAGTTATCAGGGTCATAACCGTGAAGTTTACTTTTTTCTTCTTTTTCTAGTTCAGGGATTTTTCTAGGTTCTAATGCGCCCATACCAAAACCAGCCGCACCGCCTAAACCCGCTTTAGTTAATAGGTCTTGTTTACCATACCAATCTAATCCTTGACTTGCTAGACTATCAGGTTTAAGACCTAATGCACCGCGAATACCTTGAGATGCTGTTGGTTCAGTTAATTGACTAAGTATACTAGGTTGAGCTACGTTAGATGATAACCCCGCATTTGCTGTATTTGCTAGAGCTTGTTGTTGCGCTGCTTGTGCTCCAGCATTTTCTACAATACCCTTTGCACCAAGCTGGGACATCCCGCCTAACCCTGATGTAGAAGAGGTTAGTAACCCTTCAGGATTTAAAGAATTTATATTTACGTTCTGCATTCCACCAAGACCCGTAAGACCTTGATTAGCAGCTTGGCTAGCTTGACTAACTGATTGAGCTACAACATCATCTGCAACGTTAGCCCCTGAATTAATAGCGTTTGTAAAAGCGCTTGTGCCTGTGGTTCCTGGAACAGTTGATATTAAAGCATTCCCTGCCGCATCTTTAGCAACTTGGCCTGTAGTAGTTGCAGCACCACTAGCTGCACCGCCCATTATAGCACCTGTAATACCCGACATCGCGCCGCCAGTAATACCACCAAGCAAAGCACCTTCTAGTACATCATCACCTGTTGCTAAAGATTTAGCGCCACCCATCGCTGCTCCAATAAGCGCAGCCTCGCCGATACCTCCACCGATGTTATATCCTGGATGTTTTAGAACGCCTATGTTAAATTTGTTGCTAAACATAATTTAAACCTTTATTAATTTAGTTGTATGTTATCATTATTATGGTGTAATAGGCAATGCCGATACAAACGTTATTGAGCCAATAACAGACGGCACAGCGGGGTGATTCATAGGTGTTGTTTCTATAGGTTGATGCCACATAGAGACTCCTAAAGTTCCGCCAGAGGTAGCGGCTTGGTCAGTACCCCACCATAATCCTACTTTGTCCCCTGCAGTTAATTGAAACACTACCTCTGAGTATCCACATACATATGATGGTACTCCCTCACTTTTACGAGCAGGCACTGAAAAAATAGTAGCTGAATTTAATACATCAGCGGCGGGAGTAACTCCATTAATTCTAAGCCAAACCGTAGCATCATGTATTGCATTAGCATTGTTTATAAACTGAATACTATAAGTTATTTTATATATTCCAGGAAATTGAGCTGTGGCTGTGTTATCTACGTTTAATGTAAACCCACTTCCAGCATCTAAAGTATCCCACTGAACAATTGTAGGGGTATTATTTGCAGTAGCGTATTGGTCGTCACTATAAGACGCGGAGATAAACGGAAACTGTACATTTACCCCACCATTATTTCCTGATAAAGCTTGTGAGAAGTTATCTACCTGTGCAAAGTAAAGACGTAGTGCATTGTTCATCTGGTCTTGATACTGCTGAGTATACTCAACTGGACCAATAGGCAAGTTAGGTGCCTTGGATGCACGGAGCGGTATGTTCTTTTCGTTAGCCATTATCTGCGCCCATCTGGTCTAATATCAATACGTGGGGTACCTAACTGCCACGACACACCAAGTCCTGTTGACTCAATACGGAATGCTAACTGACGACCACGAAGTCTTGTATATACTTGCCCTGTAAACTCTTGAATGTTGTAAACCTGTGAAACGCCATAGTTATCTGCACTTACCACCGAAGGACTGTTAGCTGCGCTATATGGAGCGCCTGAGTTTACGCGAGGCTTAACAGTCATCGTGACGGTGGCATTATTTACTGTTGAGCCATTAAAGTTTATATCTGGAAGGATACGCCAAACAAAACCGAAATTATGCCCGTCACCAATATCAAAATCAGAAGATTGAACATAAGAATAGATAGGAAGCGAAGACTCGCCAGCATTATCATCGACCGAAGATTCATGATACAAAATCCTGTTGTTATAATCAGCTGCCATTGGATACTCACGGATACCTGAATCTAACCAAGCTGTTCGTGCCATTGTGCCGTAATACCAAACGCGGTCTACATAGTTATAAATGACATACTTATCGATCGTTGTGCCATCACTAGAATTACTTACATAAAACCACCAGACTTCATTGTAGCCTTCATTAGAGCCAGAAAATACTTGGAAAGCTTGATCTTTGTTAATATCGTTAAAGACATACTGACGTAATGCGCACGGTAAAGTTTCAACACGGCCTGAATACATATAGAACTTATCAGCACCCATCCAGTAGGTAACGTTATTAACTGTAATAGCAGCATTAGGTGACATGATAGAAATATTGTCCATCATGATATTAAAACCCCATACATAAGGCGCACCTAAATACTGCATAGAATATAATGCTGAATCAGTCCATACTAATATTTCTTGGCGCGTTGCGCGGGCGCACATAATAAATGAGCCGTTAGTTAAAGCAAATTCACCTGCCTGATTAGTAACAGATGGTACCCACTGATACGGGTCTAATTGGTCTGACCAACGCACAAGCATCGGGTTAAAGTCAGTAACAGGGTCACCTGGGACATAAGGATTTGCACCAAACGCAATGACAAACTTTTGAATAGCCGATGACACTACTTGGTTTGTTTGTGTTGGTACATAGGCACTACCAGCTAGGGTTGATAATAAAACCGCACGGGTACTAACCCCACCCGCTGCTTCCCAATAAAATATGTTACCACCACGAGGGGCGAGCACTAAATTTTGACCAAAGTTATCTGAAGACCATAGACGTAGTTGTTGTTCAATTCCACCGCCTGTAAAAGCTGTACCCCAACCGCGCGTACCTGATTGAGGAATAATAACTACATTAGACCCGCCGCCTGTTCCTGTTGAAGCTCCTTTATCAATTGTTCCCGCATCGCTATTACTTACAAGTTTACCTGGAGTTTGTATGTAATAAGAGTTCGCAGTTAAGTACCCAATTTTAAACGTACCATTTAATGATAATGCTGGAATGCCTCTAACTGTAGTATTTGTTACTGCAGCTAAAGTTAAATGTGACGCAGCGGTAGAACCTAAAGCTCCTCTAGTGCACCCTGTAAGTGTATTAACACCTAATCCAGTATAAGTAATAGTTTCTGAGTCAATAATAACTGTACCTGTAGTTAAAAACCCAGAGTTAGACGTAACGGGAATGGTAGTTGCTGATGCATTTAATGCCCCATTTAGCGTTGTAGATACTGGCACTACGCCTGTAACAACTACATATTGCCCATTTGTAAGTCCGTGTGCGGTTTGATTAACTGTTACATTCCCGCTATTGTTTCCAATAGTTAATGGGTTTGCACCTAGTGCTACTGGAGTATATGGTGACCAAGGGCCTGCACCCCAGCCTGTACCTATATTGAATGTATTTAGACCAACTGGTACTTGGTAAGATATGGTGTATGCTACGCCATTCCCTGTGTCTCCCGCGGTGGCTAATACTGGTAGCCCTGTTGTAGGGCTTTTTGCAGTGATTGTGTAAGTTGTGCCTGATAATACCGTAGCTACTTGATATTCTTGATTTAGAACCGCAGCTGTAATAGCACCGCCGAGACCTGTAGCGCCTGAGATATTAATGTAATCCCCAACACTCGGGGTATATCCAGAAGGGTCAACAATAGTTAGTTTTGAAGAGCCAGTAGATGCAGTAATTGTAGATGTAGGGTTAGTAAGGGTATTGATTTTAACAAACGGGGTAATATCGTTGTACTCGCCACCTGACTCAATATAGTATTTAATATTAGTGCCAACACCAAGATAGTTAGAACCATTTAATGCTTGCCAGTTCCAAAGATTTCTAGCTACACCTTGATAGGTTTCGTTTGATAGTCGTGACCAGCCACCAATCTTTTCAGGAAAGCCAGAACGAAAGCGAACCTTATCCCCATCATACCAACCGCCCTCATTGGCATAATCAGTACCTTCGCGGTTTAATCCTGGTCTAAATTCTAGTTTCTGTAATGGCATAGCTACTTTCTACTTTTTATTTTTTACATAGAACAGACTGCGTTCACCGAATAAGTAAAATCCAATAACAGAAGCAAAGTTTGATACTTGCTCGTTAACTACCCCGCCACCTACTAACGCTAGGTAAGCCCATGTCGATAGCACGATTATACCAATAGCTGGGCGCATTAAGCGAATGATTGCTTCAACCCAAGGATAACTAGGATTACCACCACCAGCTTCGTTCATAGTCTTAAAGAACTCTAAGTCAATCTCTTTCATCTTTGCATACTGCTCAATGGTTGCAGGCTTAAACTGGTCTGGTGCAATAAAGCGATTGATTAAAGACTTACCTAAGTCTACTGCTACTGGGCCTAAAGCCGCTAGGATTGTAATCGGGTCCATTATAAAGTCTTCCCTTCTTGAAAGTCATGCAAGGTTAACCCGCCTGTATATTGGCAGTGCGCTAATTCTTTAAATTTTGTCCAGCGTCCAGCCCATTCTAAACCAACAGATTCTGCAATCTCACCACATTTTGTAAATAACGCAGTATCAGCCCACATTGCCTTGCCGTTAACTAAAGGCACAAAATCAAACGCAACCCTCCAATTATGATAGCTTTTGCCTGCCGATGCGTTAGTTACCTTTTTCCCAGGCAAAGTGCGGCCTTGTGCGTATAACGCATTTTGTGATTCTGCATCCCTGTAAGTTGACGTAATTAGCACATCAATATTGTGTTTGGCGCAAGAAGCAATAAACTGCTCACATAGCGTTTTAACTTTAGGATGTAGGTCTTCTAGTTTGCGTGAGTTAATCATGAAGATAACTCTCTCCAATAATCAAGAGAAGCATTTCTAGTAAAATTCATTTGGTATGTAATACCCGCTGGAATAATTGCAGTTAGCGTGGTTTTGTATCCAGCATTTGTTGCATAATTAACTTGTCGTGCTAACTCAACCCCGTTTACATATAAAATTCCACCAAAATCTCCGCTAGTTGTTGAATTTAAAATAATACTTACTTGAATTGGCCTACCTGTATTGTTCGTATACGATGTTCCCGCAACTCTTGTAGGAGTTTGCCAAGTTTGGTTTACGCCAATACTAGCAGTAGCGTTGAATGGAATTTGGGCACTTTCCCATGTAGTAACTTGAGCTGTTCCTGTTCCCGTTGCTACACCCGTTGCCGTAAATGCTGGATTGAGTGCGGTAATAGTAGTAGATGATACAATTTGGTCTGTGCTTGTAGTATACGTACCTGCCCCGCCTGTACCTGAAATAAATCCAGTAATAGTCGTTCCTGCAACAACATTTGTACCACTAAGGATTTGCCCTATAGCAAGTCCACTACCTGCTGATACAGTTAATACATTTGAGGACCCTGTAATTTGTGTAGAAGCTACAGTTTGTGATACAGACACTGTATATGTCCCAATACCGCCTGCCCCTGTGCCTAATGCAGTGATTGTAGTGCCTGCTGTAACACCTGTCCCACTAATTGTTTGTCCTAATCGTAATGAACCTAATGCTACCGCAGTTACATTCATTGTGGTTCCAGAAATAGAAGCTGTAACTACTGCTCCATAAATATATCCTGTAACTGAAGTGGTAGTCGCACCAACTGCAACAAATCCTGCTGTTAAAGTTGTTCCTAGGGACAATATATTATATTGAGTCCCTGCAACTAATGCCGTTGCATTTACTGTTGCCCCTGGCCTTGATGTTAATACGTTATTAAGCTGACCTGGTCTTACTGGAGCTACTGCACTTGTGCTTGTAGCGCCACCTACTAAAGCAGAATTTGGAGGTATTGTTGATAGCCCCGTGCCCCCACTAGATACACCAAGAGCGGAAAGTAAATTACTTATAGTAATATTACTAATTGTTCCACCTAAAATATTTACTGCATTATCGTTCTGTGTGCCAAGTGTACCAATTAGTGATGAAATATTAGCCGCCCAAAGAACGTTAGGTAATTGCAATGGGGATAGATATGAAATCATTGGGGTACGTACTGCTGTTGCCATACCGAAAGGACTGTCATTTTGTACGTTTACCCAACCGCCTGCCGTAAGTCCAGTTGCTGCTACCGCTGCATTAATCGCATCGGTTTGATTTCTTAGTGGGCCGTAAGCATTAAATAATACGGGGTTATCAACTGAACCAAGTGTTTGCGAATTACTAACAGTCCATGATAAACCTGACCCACCTGTAATTTTTGTATTTGCAGCCAAAGAAGGTGCTGCATTTGCAGCTAAGTATTGACTATTTGTGATTGTGCCTGTTACTGAGCCCGCTACTACAGTTAGCGTTGTTCCTGAGATATAGCCTGAAAAGACTGCGTTGCCATTAGTGCCCGTGCCCCAGCTTTTAATATAGGTACCATCTGAAACTAAATAGCCGTTAACGTATTGACCTAGTTGTAGCGTATTAGAATATCCGCCTAACCCATCAGGACTAGCTGGTACATAATATTGACTTACTAGCATTACACCTGTTGTACTTGTTGATAAGCCTATTGCACCTTCGTATGCCGCGGCGTTAGGAGTATCTGCACATGGAGCGCCTTGGAAATACGGTGACTGCATTTTGTTTTGAACGTAGTCTACTGTAGCAATTTGTGTTAGCGTAGTTAATGCTACAATAGGTTGAGGATAATCAACTGATCCCACTGTTGAAGCTTCACTGATTGTATACGTCCCTGCTCCGCCTGTACCTGTGCCTAATGCAGTGATTGTTGTTCCGCTTGGGAACCCACTTGTCGTCCATAAAATACCTGGGTTATAAACTGTTTGCCCTACTGCAAGAGTACCTGATGACACCGATGTAATAGTTAAAGTTGTACCTGAGCAATAGCCTTGAGCAACGATAGGCACAGCGGTATATGCAGTAAATGGAGCAACTGTAAAACAATCAGAACCTGTGCAATATATTAAGATACTTGCACCACTAGGGATAACCGCAGCGTTTCCTGAGCCTGTTAATCCGCCACCTGACCAAGTCTGCACATTGAGATTGAATCCGCCTGACGTATTATTAACGATTACATAAGTTTTAGTTTGGCCATTAGGTACCAAAAGTGTACGAACAGCACCAGGAGTTCCATTAACTATAAGCACTGCATTCCGTGCCTCATCAGATACCCCGTTAAGGTTTGTTAAGAGCTTGTTGGCGGTTGTTATTGTAACAGTCTGAACACCAGCAATAGCTTGTTCAAGCAGTACGCCTAAGTTATTATTAGTAGTAGTACCCCATGTACCCGACTGGTCGCCGTTACCAATTAGCTCTAACTTTAAACTGGGTGAATACGTTGATGCCATGATAAGTCCTTAATTTCTACGGTTGTTTGTTATTAATTTGAACCCAACTAGGGTTTTGAGCATTTCCTACATTAGTCCAAGTAACTGATTGGGCATTATTAATACCTGTCCAAGTTATTGTTTGGCTATTTACAACTTTGAACCAGCCATAGCCTATTAATTGGTCTAACATTACCATATTTTCACGAATAAAACTAGCAAATATAGCTTGAGTTGATACTACATCTGCAGCGTTTACATTCTCGCTCACATCTCTTTGGAATATTGCTGTACGGGTTGAACTATCTGCAAGCGTTGTATCTTCGGTAATTGCCGAGTTTAATAATGCTATAACTTCGCTAACATCAGTTAAAGATGAATTTTCTGTAATTGCACTAGTAAAAACATTAATATAATTCTGGATATTTGCAAGTGTAGTATTCTCAATAATTCCTGCATTAAATAAAAATACCCCTGTAGTTAAATCAGCTAAAATTAAACCTTCTGTCGTAGTCGACGCAAAAATAGCCTGCACAGATTCAGAATCAGCTAGAGTTGACGGTTCAACTTGACTACTTGCAAAAATAGCTTGTGTTGATTCAGAATTGGCTAGGGTTGAAGCTTCTGTTGTACTTGACGATGTTATCCAGGCCGCAGATTCGGTATCAGCTAGGGTTGATGGTTCAGCGCTACTACTTGCAAAAATAGCTTGTACTGATTCTGAATCGGCTATGACCAAATTTTCCGATACACTACTTGTAAAATTAAAAAGTACACTAGCAATGTCGTTGAATGTAGCGGCTTCTGTAATTGAATCAGTGTATGTATCCCCTAAAGGCGTATAAACAATAATGATTACACCTTGGGCCCCTATGAATCCAGAACTACTTCCCCCAGAAGTACCACTATTTTTACCAGCGCTGCCACCGCCATACCCTAATGGAATCCCTGTTGCACTGTCCCCGCCGCCATTACCGCCACCAGAACCAAAACCTCCAAGTATTTCAATACCTGTAGAACCTCTACCACTAAAATTGACACTAATAGCTCCAGAACCGCCACCACCATTTGTACCAGGATTACCATTCCCAGTTGTTACTGCAGCGCCGCCACCTGAACCTAGCGAGTTATTACCCCCAGTGCCTGTCAATGCAGAAGATGCACTACCTCCAGCAGAACCTCCACCATTACCTCCACCGCCACCACCTGCAATATTTGCTGTTGTCGTAGAGCCAAATCCATTACCGCCATTGCCACCATTTCCGTTAGGCCCCGCAGCTCCTCCACCACCTCCGCCACCATATCCTGTAGATGCGGCAGTCCCAAAAGCACCAGCGCCGCCTGTACCGCCAGTAAACGTTCCTGTACCACCTGTCCCACCTACTGATGTAGGAGTTGTTGTTACTGTTCCCCCACCACCGCCTGTTGCAGTGTTAGTAGTATTCCATATAGTAGTTCCACCTGTGCCGCCATTAGTCCCTGTACCACCCGCCGCTCCCCCTAAGCCAACAGAATATGAGGTACTAGCCCCTAATGTTTGATTAGTAAGAAGTCTAAAACCGCCGCCACCACCACCTGCACCACCTGCTCTATTATTTCCTGCCCCGTATGAACCTGAGCTACCACCGCCGCCACCAATTAAATAAATGTTGTTTGAAGCATTATTCCAGTTAGTAGGGGTTGTAAATGAGGAACCTGTTGTCAAAACGTATGCAGCGGTTGTTGCCCCATCTGCAAAAGCAACGCCAGTATTATTACTAGTATTAGTTGAATTAGCACCAGCAAAAAAGGTAACGGGATTTATATTTACGCTATTAATATCTTTAACGGCAAGATAATCAATATTTTTTGTTTTATTAGTAATTGTTAAGTTTCTTTGGCTACCATTAGCAGATGATTGTACTGTAACTACGTTGCCTGCTGACCCTGAAACAGACCAAGTTGTAATTGTTGGTACATTTAACGCAAATTGAATTATATAGGCAGCTGTTCTAGTAGAAGCCAATTCTAAAAATGTACTTGTAGAAGAACTAAATACTGTGGTAGATGTTGATGTATTTCCACCAATAGTTAGTTTGTTGTACGATAAAGCAGTTCCAGCTTGAAATTGTTTTGATGTTATGGAATTGTCACTTAAAACAATAGGTGCAGAAGCGCCACTAAATGTAAGCCCTGTATTATTTGTTGCCATATCCCAAACAATACTAGTACCACTTATAGTCCAAGTGCCTGTCCCCATAACAAGAGATTTTGTACCTGTAGCGAGAGCAACTTTACCTATAGATACGTTTTTACCGTATGCATCAAAAGTACCATTAGTAAGAGTTAACGTAGATGTAGTAAGTGATGTTAAGTTATCAGCGAGCTGAACTGTATTACTAGTACCGTTTACATTAATAGAACTAAGTGTTTTTCCTGCAGAGGTAAGGGTTTGTGTCCCTGTGCCCCTAAATGTCCATGTACCACCAATAGTAGTAAAGGTCATGCCAGATGACATTGTGACATTGCCTGATACAAAAAACGAATTTGTTCCTGGACTCATAGACCCAGTAAACCCAGTAAAATCAAGATTATTTACATAATAAGCAGACCCACCGAGTTGAATAACATCTGAACCGGCAGTGACGCTAATGCTAAAAGCGTTGGCAACGCTAACTGTATTTACTTGTATAATTCTAGTCCCAGTTGAACCAGAATAATTAAACTCAAGTAATGCGGCTCCAGTTACAGAAAAAGCAGGTGTAGCAGACTCTTGAAGAACAGATTGCCCATTGCCAGACACGGTTATTTTATTGACGCCAAACGCTAAAGTACCTGTAAAATTAGTTAAGATTAATGCAAAACAAACTGCTCCAGTTCCTACCGTTACAGTATTTGTGCCGCTGGCTGCATTTAAAATCGCATTATCTGCAGATGTAGGGGCTGTTGCAGTAACAGTACCTGCATTCATTGTTTGTGATACGTATGAACCTCCTATAGTAACAACCCAGGAGTTAACACTTCCACTTACTATAGTGCCTAAAGAAGTACCATCAGCAGCGAAAACAGTCATCCCTGCAACCAATGCTGGAGATGTTGTAGTTGTTAAAGCAGTTGCAATACATGTTGCACCAGGCAAAGCTATGCCAGCAGTGGAGGACCAGTTAGTTGCGGTTGAAGCATCCCACGTGCCAGAACCCCCTACCCAATATCTAAGAGCCATTACTCAATGACCTCTATGGGAGCTTCTTCTACTACGATTTCTTGAGGGATTGAGGGATTACCATTGAAGTCAATGAAGTTTGTACCATCGTGAGTAAACCCAATAGTAACAAATACATTATCTGGAATTAAAACAAGGGTACAGCCTTCTGGAGGCGTGTCTGTAGGCTCGGCAACTATAGTGTTGACGACAAGCCCGTTCTGAATAACCGCACATCCTGACATAACCTACCCCTTTAAAAGTAGATTAAGACGTTGCTGTAGTGCTATAAGTTACGTTTAATTGGTCAGTTGATGCTACAGTCTTGTTCCCGCCAGTGAATGAACCAGCTGAGTATAAAGTTCCTGTTGTGTTGTCTATGGTTGCAGAACCATTAATATTAATAAAACAACCTGCTACTGTACCTGCACCAGTAAATGTAAATGCTACTGCAGCGCTTGTTGTCTTAGTCGTTACGTTTGATGGTGTAGTCCCTGATGATGTAGCCGCACTAAATGCTGGAGTCTTGCGATTACCAGAGTATGTAGGAGCATTAGCTAAACCTGATTCTAACCAACCTGCATGCGATGCTTGTGTATCCGCCGCTGCGTAAGTAGGTGATGAAGCACCTGAAACCAACCCCATTACCACAGTTGCTGTAAATGCACTACCTGCAAGGATAGTATCCAACATTAGTTGCTTACCTACAGCCATTACTAAGTTATTAATTTCATCTTCCCATTTCAAGTTGCCATCTTTGTCATAGCATTTAGCTACGAAATGGCCTTCCATACCAACTGTTTCGTTAAAGTCAGCTGATTTAATTAATGCGGCGCTAGAAATATCGCCAAACCCTGTTACTTCATTATGCATAATAAACTCCTATGAGATTCTAAGTATGGCGTTTGATGCGTCCGCCGTTGGAAATGTAATTGTAAAGCTATTTGTTGCCGTTTTATCAGAGCCAAAATTTAGTACGGCTACAGCAAAATTTGTTGTTGCGTTATATATCAAGGCTCCTCTACATGTAAAACTAGCTGGATTCCATGTCACAGGCTGAAATGAAACGTATGCCGTTGAGCCGCTAGAGGTAGGTGGTATAATGGTTAGCTCTAGGCCCCCATCAGAATAGCCGTTACCTGTAATTTGATTTTCATACACAAAATTAACTGTGTCAGGTCCTAAATTAGCATTAGCGTTATATAGCGCAATACCATATACATATGGTGTACCAACCGCAAAGTTTTCTAAACCTTTTAATAGGTTCTCTTTAAATATTGTACATTGCCCTTGAACGATTGCCATTATAGACCTTTATATTCCAAGCTAGTTTGACCCTTGCGATATGCATCATTGCGCTCAAGCCCATCACCAAGACGTTTAAGTTGCATTAATGATTCTTGAAACATCTTCTCATAATACGTAACCATGTCTTGCTCGCCCTTCATGAATATAATTGCTTCACGCATAGCGCCATAAAACAAGACTGGGTCATAATTTTCACCAAGCCATGAAGTACCTGTTGAGTTAAGCACTGTACTTACTAATACAGAAAACCCTGTACCTACCCCGCCAATACTTGATGCTGCTGCAGATAATGTATTTCCTACAATATAGAGTGAACCTGGGCTATTAATCGTTACTGAAGATACGCCATTTTGTGAAACAATTACTGTAGCTGTTGCAGATGTACCTGAACCGCCTGTTAAAGGCACATTATAATAAGTACCGTTTGTATAGTTAATCCCTGGAGTAATTGTCCCTAATGTAGATATTTTCCCTTGCACAATAGAGATTGGGTAATAAAAATAGTGTAGTTCCGTTGTGTAGTATTGGTTTGGAGTAGGTGCCATAATAGCTGACAGCTCTTCTAGATTCCCCGTAGTTGGGCCAAACACTGCATAATATTTAGGTATGCCCGTAGATGTTGGATTTGGATACGCTTCTCGAAGGAAGTTCACATCTTTATTTAGAAGGTATGAGTATTTACCTGTGCTATCAATAATAGCGATAGAATATGTTGCTAACCAATCATCAGGAAGCGAAAGATATGGGTTGTTAATAGTTAGTGTGCCTGTCACATTTTTACGGAGCGATGGCAACTGAACTGTATTGTATATACGTCTTTCGGCTTCTTGCACAAACGTAGGAATATTCGCTACGAATAGCGACTCTGTGTTTTCAGAGTAATCCTGAATTGCTTGTGATAGTTGGATGTAGTTCATTAGCCCATTTTTCCACTAATCTTACGACCTTTAGTAGCAGCACCGTAGCCACGCATCTCGCCTACACCGTGTGGATTCATTACTTCTTTTTTACCGCTGATATTTACGTCCATAGCAAGTGTAGAACGAGTGACATCCTTAGCTGCAAGCGTGTTTGGGTTAACGCTAGCTTTATAGTCTGCGTTGTTAGTGTTAGGCATAGGTTGTTTATATACGCCAATATCGTTACCACCACCTGATGGATAGCTAAACCCTGTGTATGCACTAGCATCTTTGTTTTCTTTAGCATGCCCTAGTGGGTATGCATCAGCGCTTGTTGGTTTTACAAAATCATTTTTAGCCATGATAGTTCCTTATTTTTGGTTTGCTACACGAGCTAGGTTACGGCCCACTGATTTCATCGCATCAGATGAAACGCCTTTTGAACCTTTGCCTGATTGGATGCCAACTTTTTTACCGTCGTCACCTAAGTTCTTACCTTTTGTTTTGCCTGATTTTGTGATGCCATCAGCGCCTGATTTATAAGCCATTTTGAAACTCCTAATATTAAGTTGTTGTTATCGTTACTATACCTACTTGACCAATTGCAATCAAGTCATTTGGTGTTAATACTGTATCAAATCCACTTGCTCCACCTACAGGTGCCCAGCCCCACTGAATCTGACGGCTACCATCTTGGGCATACCCATCTGTTCCTAATCCTGATACTGCATAACTGGTATCTGGGCGTGGTTCTCTAACCGCTTGTGGGTCATTAACTGGGTACATACCTAGTTGTAGTTGCGGTTGGTCAGGGTCCCAGCACTCAAAACAAACCTTAATACTAACCTGCTTGGTCTTAATCGTTAGCTTCTTAAGCTCTGATAACTTATATCTTTGTCCACATCTATCGCACTGGGCAATACTGTGCTTACCACTAGCGTACTTGGTTGGCATTATCTTGTATAACTCATGTTACGTGGAACGAAACGAATACTTGCTTTCTCACGGTCTTCCGCCGCTGCTAGTTCAAACTGCTGTTCGTAGTCTGCTTTAAGTGCCATTGAACGCGCTGGGTCTACACCTGGAATCTTCATACTTAAATAATAAGCTAGTCCTGCGACCATGCATGTAAGAAAACGGAATGGAATATCCTGAGTATTAACACCATCACCAGCATCCTGTATTCTACGTAAGCGCCAATAAACAAAAATATATTGCCCGTCTGGAGCATTAGGTGTAGGCCAGACATTGATTTGCGGGTTCTTAATTCCACTTGGGTTTGTAGCTCCTGAACGGCGATTAATCCATACTTGAATAGGGCGACCTTGTGTTAACTTGTTTGGGATAGTTGAATAGGTAGACTCTGAGATACGGTTGATATTAATATCAGTTTGTTGTAACGTGCCCTCTTGGGTTCTAATTACTTGGTCTAGTAAGTCAATGGTATCAACAGGTAAATCATATGTAGCTTGGCCTGTAACCATATTAATCTGGCCCTGCTCAATAGTCCATAAGTTAATCCCACGGTTTGCCCACTCAATAGTAAGTAGGTTTAAACTACGACGCGCTGTACGGAAATCATAACCTGTACGTAGCTCTGAACCACAACGCTCAAAAGCCTCTTCAATGAGGTCATTTAAATCTAAGTTAAACGCTGTAGTAGCTGTAGTTGTCATCTATTTTTCCCACTCAAACATAATCTGCACAATGAACAAATCAATAATTAAAAAGTTGCTATCTTCATATTCGGTTATTTCGATACCGACCATCATGCCAGTAATAAAACTCATATAGCAACCAATCATATTATTTTTTCGCAGTCTTTAAAGAATCAATAAAATCTTGTTTTGAAGGAGCGCCTTTGCTACCTACCTTACGCATCTTTTCGCCAGACCCGCCAGCAATACGTTTTTTCTTGGCATTGATGTTAGCATAGAGACCTGGTAGTTTTACCTTACCCCCCTTTTTAAACTCGGTAAAGTCCGTGTCATCACGGCGTGGTGTCTTCTTGCCTGACGGCATCTTTGATGGATTAATATCACCCATGCCACGAGAGGCTCTCATTACATCATCTTCCCGCGAGTCTTACCGCGTTGTGCACAACCATCTGCACGAGATGAAGCTGAACCGCCTTTAGCCATTTTTTTCATGGTTTTACCACCACACATACCACCTTTAGCGAATGGACGTGGTTTAATTGGTTTACCATCTGGGCCTGTTGGAGGGCCATCATCTTCCGCTTCAGGTGGAAGTGGAGGTGGAGATTTTTTCTTTTTTCTTTCTAACATTTCATCCATGATTAACAGACCTTTCCTTTAGTTTTACCGCGGACTTCAATGCCGCCGCCTCTAGCCATCTTCTTAACCTTACCACCTTTTTTAAGGGTTTCTAAGTCAGTTTTTTTACCACCATGCATTTGTTTGTCATGCATCCCAACGGCTTTCTTGACCATTTTCTTGTCTTGAGCCATATCCATTTTATCTTTAGCCATACCGCCTCCTTTAAATTTTTTACCTTTATCAGCGGCAGCAAAATCTTTACCTACTGACTGTTTGATACCGACCTTCTTTGCAAACTTTGGATTGTTTGCGATTGCTTCCATAAAATTATGTTGCTTCTTAGATGAACTAGGCATTCTTCTTACCTACTTTTTTAAGCCAGTTTTGTACCGTCTTTGTTTCGTAAATGCGGATTATGGTCCACAAGATTGACAACGCTGCTGCTATTGATGGTAGTATCTGCAGTAAGGAGCCAAAGGCAACACCAACCGAAGTCCAGTCAATTATGCTTTTAGTATGGTCGTTGACCGAATCTAGTTTATCTAAGAGTTCTTTAATCATGTTAACATTTCCATCTTTTTAGTGAAGCTGCTTTGCGGGTAGGACGACCTTTTTCATCCTTCATTGGGCCTGGCATACCTGACATACGGGCACAAAACGACTTCTTGCGTGGTCCGCCTTCTGGTTGTGGGGCTTTTAAATTAGAGCCTGTTGCTTTATTATATGCTTTTCTTCCTGCTGAAGTCATGCCTGCACCTTCTTTAGTGCTAAGGTAATGTCTGTCTTTACCCTTTGTAGTTTTACTAATAGTTTTAGCCATCATTGTACCTCATACCTATTGTTTTTTGAAATGTTATCAATTCCACGAATTACTTGTAAATTAGCTATTGTGTGTAATCCACTTACGTTTTTCCCATTCATCGGTATGATATGGTCTACATGCCAAGTAAAACCGTGTAATTTAGTTCTGTCTTCCGCTAATCTATATACTTCTTTAATTAACCACATCTCTTCTGAATCAACCCATATTGGTGTACGTTGTAACTTTTTTGCTCTACGATTTGCTTCATACGCTGCTATTTGCGACAGTCTAGATTTTTGCCTGATTAATTGATTCTTTTTTGCTTTTTTATGGTCGGCATAGTAGTATTTTAATGCCTGTTGTTTACGTACTTCTTTGTTATTTTGATACTCCACTGCATAGTTTCGTTTGCTATCACTAACAATTCCTTTGTGTTTTCTAGAGCAAAACCTAGCATTGCTTCGCATATGGCTAATATCTTTACTACACAATTCACATACCCGCGCCTTAGCTGGTTTAGTTTCTTTAGCCATTATGTTTATCCGCAAATACGTTAATGAATACGGTGTTGTCTTCTAGTGCTTCTATTTCGTGCCACTCTGTTTCTTTTAGGTTCACTGGCTGTGTGGTTTTGTCCATCACAAGCTCTTTGTTTTCTTTGCGAATTATAACAGAACCCGCTGTACAAAACGATGCATGAGCGTATATGTGACTATGTTTAGGCAATCCCTCACCCTTGTTAACGTGGAATACGTTAATCCTCGCACCGTCATAGGTAAACGAGTGGGCTGGTGGGACGGCTTTGACTGTCATAGCTCTTGTGTGCCTTTTGTAATCGGTTGTACTGGCGCTTCAGCTAGTTTAGGCTCTTGTGCTAGTTCAGCTAAGAATGCATCTTTTAGCTCTTGGTTTCTAGCATACGCAGCTGTGCGGCCTTTTACTTTTTCGTACTGGCCTGTCTCACTAACAAACACCATGTAGTCACCATCCTCTTCTGAGTTTTCAGACGGGGCAATCCACAGCATACCGTTAGCTGTTTGCACTGTTTGAATAATGCTAAATCTACTAGCTTGCTCTGTTAAGATTTGGGTTTCTAGTTCTTTAATACGGGCACTTGCTTCAGCCTTAGTATCAAAAAACTCTGCATCACCTTTAATATAATTTTGAATTTGATATTGTTTTGCCATAATTTTTCCTAAATAATAGCTACTGCCCCTGCTAAATTAGTGGGGTTCATTATAAATACAGCGGTAGAGCTTGCTGTTCTTATTGCCTGCCCGCCACCTGCACCGGTTTGGACAACTGTTGCTCCTCGCCTACCTGCACCACCTGACCCACCCCAACCACCACCACCACCGGGCTGGGTAATAGAATTACTTGAACCAGAGCCTCCGCCTACACCAAATTCTCCACCGTAGTTATTAGGGCTAGCTATCCCAGCAGTGATTACATGAAATGCTCCTGAACCGCCAGCTTGTCCGCCTAATCCTGCATATGTTCCCACTGCAGGTAGTGTAGGGTTATTTGTTTTTGCTCCTGGTAGTATAGTACCGCCTGAGCCTCCTGAAGCATATGTAGCCGCACCATTTACCGTACCATTATTACCTGCGGATACTCCGCTAGTCACACCTGGGTTATAAGCAACGTCGCCAACCGCTCCACTTGCCCCTTCTAAACCTGCGCCACCACCACCATATAGATTCCGTACAGTTCCTGTAGTTACACTTCTACCTCCACCGCCACCGCCGCCAGCAATGTATCCATTTGTATTTTCAATAATAAGGTTAGTTGCTATATTAGTTGTAAGCCCAAGTGCACGGCCTCCGCTAACAGGTGCACTTGTTTCAGACCCTCCGCTTCCTCCAGTGCCATAAATAGCGCCATTAATTATTAATCTAATACTAGAAGGGTTATTAGGTGCAGAGGTTAATCCTATAGAAAGTGCGTCAGTGCCTATTGAAGACGTAAGCCTTACATTTGCTGGGACAATTAAAACAACATTATTGCCTGCTGTATACCCAGGAATAGAATCTAGTTGCAAACTTGTTCCTGTTTCAACTGTTGTGGGGAATGTATAAACTACTGACCTTAATGCCGTGTTTACAGAACCGTATAATGTGCCTGAACCTGTCAGTGTGTACGCATTACCGTTAGTGACGATAGAGTTTCCACCAGTTGCACCTACTTGATATAATGATGTATTAGTATAACTTGCAGCACCTGCAGCACCCCAACCGCCTCCCCCACCCCCTTGGTATGCATCGCCAAATGTGGTGTAAGATGGAGCTGCGTTGTTTGCGGAACCACCATTGTTATTGTAGGCATAAGCATTATTTGATACAGCAGCGCCACTACCCCCAGCACCACCTCCACCAAATATGTCAAGGTCTACGTCATATGTTCCGCCTGTGCCAGGGAAGACAAACCCTCCCCCACCGCCACCTACTGCAGTAAAAGAACTATCACATCCATATAATACATAAGAGTTTGCTCCGTTGTTCCCCGCGTTTGGTGGCACGGCTCTACTTGTGCTGGTGGACCCCCCACTAGCAGAAAATGGTAGTCCTACCTTACCACTGAACCCCCACACTGCGAAACGGTTTTAATAATCCTATAGGCTTTCCTAGTC